GAACTCTATCAGGTAACATCACTTGGAAACACATTAATCATACTCACTTCTGAGGGCATAATTTATGCCCTCTACAAGTCAGGAACATATGTACTCATGGGAAGTAACCCGGTATTTCCATCGCTCTCTTTCCGACTAAGAGCATCTATGGGAAACTCGGATATGTTATCTGCAAGTTTCCCCGGATTTACTCCGTCTATTATTCTTAATTCACTTATTCTCTCAATAGAAGCCAGCCAAGCTGTAAGAGATACTGTGTTGGCATTTACCAATAAATATACCGCCGATGCCAAAACAGCAGGATTATTCCAATACCCATTCATGATAAGATATGCCTACCGTATGTATGACGGAACCCTCAACTACATTTCATCTCCAGTAAAAGTCTACCCATCATATGGCATACCTTATCTCATACATTATACAGGTTATGAAGTTAACAATGGTCTATACACCAAATTCAATATGGTTGTATCGCATGTTGCATCAAAATTATATTACGAGATAACAAATTTCGATGAAGTGAAAGGATCTGTAGCCGAATGGGGGGAATTGGTTAAGAGTATTGATATATTTATCACTCCCCCACTCTATACTGTTGATCAGGACAGTATGTGCAAATCAATCTCCCCATATGCCTATTTGGGACCAATGGGTGGTTCGTCCGCATTTTTAAGTTATTGCGCTAACTCCGGTAATGAGAATATCAACGGTAAATTAATATATCGATGTCATAATGCAAGTGAATCAATCAATTCCAATCAACTTTTCTTTGGAATGTCAGGTAAATCACTTGTAGATGATGACTCTTCATTACCTTTCTACCTTATCTCTTCCATTGACGTAAAAAAAATACAATCGGGTGAGAACATTGTTTCTATTGAAAATGGTGCTCTCAATTCACTTGAGGCTAAAGAAGTAATGGAGGGTGACAGCAATTTAATGGGAACAATTGTCGCAAAACATGCATTTCCATACAACGCACGTCTAAATCTGACCGGAGTAACTATTATCCCTCCGACATTCCCACTTGAATCTTGTTTTCAATATGCTAATGGAGAGTATGATAACGAAACTAAAAAAGCCGTTGAGAAAACATATTCTTATAAAGCATACATCTTCATTGAAGCCGAGAAACGAAAAGTTATGGTACAGTTTCTTTCCGGTATACCAATGAATATCGTTGATTCATACTTCTTTTATCCCAACATCAATGCAAAAGAGCTTATTATTGAGCGTATAGATAACAATGGAGTAAAATCCTATTCATATAGCAAATTACATAAACATGAAACACTTAACGGAGTATACGGAAGTATCAACACGAGTTTCTCTAGTACCCCCGATATGAGCCTCATTACTGATACAGAAATCGGAATCCCATATCCAAATAAAATATATACTTCTGATGTAAACGATCCTTTTTCATTTCCCGCTCTCGGAGTCTGCACTGTTGGAACAGGTACAATCATTGGACTCAGTTCAGCCGCAAAGGCTTTATCACAAGGCCAATTTGGTCAATTTCCTCTTTACTGTTTCTCTACTGATGGAATTTGGGCCCTCGAGGTTTCTTCTACCGGTTCCTACTCTGCCCGCCAGCCTATCACACGTGATGTGTGTATTAATTCCGATAGTATAACCCAGATTGATAATGCTGTACTATTTGCGACTGACCGTGGTATTATGCTTATTAGCGGTTCTACAAGCCAATGTATTTCGGATATTTTGGACAGTGAATTGGCTTTCTCTATCAATTCTTTACCCCATTTGAATAAATTGGTTAATAATACAAGATTTAATTCAACAGAGTTTCAATTTCTAACTTTCCGCGAATTTCTAAAAACATGTAGGATGATTTACGACTATATACACCAACGTATCATCATTCACAACCCATCATGTACCTATGCCTACTTATATTCAATGGATAGTAAGCAATGGGGAATGATGCATAGTAACATCATGAGTGGTTTAAACTCCTATCCTGATGCACTCGCTATGACTTCAGATAATGATCTCGTTAATTTCTCACAGCCTGATAACACAATAGAACCTATTACTGCATTGGCTGTCACTCGTCCGTTCAAAATAGATGATCCAAACATGTTCAAAACAATAGACACCATCATACAACGCGGATATTTCAAGAGTAGCCATGTCTCACAAGTTCTGTATGGCTCAAATGATTTATTCAACTGGCATGCAGTATGGAGTAGTACCGATAAATATATGCGAGGTTTCCATGGCACACCATACAAAGCATTCCGACTTGTACTAATATGCAAACTAGACAAATCTGAAAGTTTGTTGGGGTTTACCGTCCAATTCACCCCCCGTATGCTTAATAAACCAAGATAACTTACATAGGTTAGTTTTTTCATATTAAGGTTAAGAAAGATTGTTAGCAAAAGAGCCGGAATGCGTGATGCACTCCGGCTCTTCCTTTTATCAGAAAGGTTTCAACTTTCGTTTTATTTTGCCTTTTCTCGACATTAGCGATGTCTGTATCTTAGCTCTGATACTCATTATCTTCTCCTCCCAATTAGCCTTACTACTTGGATTCGTTATACTCATCCAATCTGCAAGTACCTTACAGATAAGATACTCGTGTATCAGATGTTTTAGTAGCTTCACCGTAGATAAAGAAAAATCTTCCGGTAAAGTGAGTACAATATGATATTCTTCGGGAGCTACAAGAATATCATCAAGAGCTTCCTGTTCGTCCGAGATTTCCTCTTTGGTATATGGATATAGCATTTCCACACATTCTGCATGGGTAAGATTGAGTACACGTGTAACCCGGTTCACATTACCACTTTGTCCAATGTCAAACACCTGATGCCGGGCATGTTCATTCTCCGTTTCCATAATATCACCTTCCACAAAGGAGTAGTTCTCTACGTCATAGAGTAACTCTGAACGTTTGAATGTCAGCGTTACTGTTTTTGTCTGCTGGAGTTTCTTACAACAATATCCCATGAGAATACATTAAGAATAAGTCGGTCTTTCAGGTCGGCTACGTTTATAAAGCGCACGCTTTACATTCTCTAAACTTATCGCCGAATGCTGTACGTATGAAGCTGCATCTTCCGGGTTAGTAATGGCAAACCAATCTCCCAAAGCCATATCTACAAGGTAGGCATGAATACCATTGCCCAACGCATCAGCCGAAGAGTTGTTGTAGTTACTCGGCAACTCGAATGCAAGTTCTAGTACACCATTATCATCAATTTCTTTTGCGATCAGATTGTTGCTTGTACTTTTGTCTTCTGAAAGATACTCTCCAAGCAGACTCTTCAAAGATGAAAATGCATTTGCCAATGAACGACGGATTTGGTAACTGTTTTCCTCATCATCACTCGCTTGCATATTAGAGGCAGCTTCGTAATTCTTTTTACCCTCTGCTTCACGCGCCTGCCCGGTCAAGTATGCCTTGTTCTGAATATCATAAACAAGCTCTTTAACCTGTTGGGTCACTGTCAATATTTTCTTGTTTTCTGCCATAATAAATAAAGATTAAAAATAATTCAATTGTACGTAGGACGTATAGGACGTTTTTTAAAAAATGCCTTACGCATGACGTCCTCCATATAGGTAGCCGCTTCCGTTGCATATCCGGTTGCTTCTTCTTTATTGGTAAATGTGTACCACTTTGCCGTAATATTCATAACAAAAAACGAGAACAGACTACGTTCCATACTTTCTGTTAAAGCTTCATCAAACGAACTTGATAACCCCAACGAAAGCTGATATATCCCCTCTCTTTCGACTTCGTTAAGAAGTATTTTTTTCAAGCTATTACAAGCAGTGTTTTTGCTTTCATTCCAAAAACGCTCTAGCATACTCTTATCCTCATCCGTTGTGAAAATACGGTTGTATGCGAGTTCGTTGTCCATCTTAGCCCCGGTATAAGCTGTGGTCTGTGCCACTTCTTCATATACACTTTCTTTATTAACGGTTAAAGCAATATCTGTCATAATTAAAAATTGAATAGATTACATGATACACCAACTCCAATATATGGTGTAAATTCCGGCACCCCTCTTAATGCTATTCCATATCCAATTTGAACACCAACACTCCAACGTTTCTTCCTCGACCTAGGATAGCAGTCGTTAATGGTTACCACTTCATGTTGCGAATGTAATACCAAGCTGTCAAGTTTCGGGTTATATCCGCTTACGTATGCCGTATATAAACTATCCTTGTATACCTTTTTGGTAATAGGAACAATCACATCTACACTATCCTCTGATACAGATTCATGGAAATTTTTCACGCTTTTCGGAAATTCTGATACGCTTTCAGGCAATTTTTGTACGTTTTCCGGCAATTTCGAGACTGTAGGAAGACGTTCAGTAACATATCGAATAACAAAGCTGTCTTTAGGAATGGGCTTATAAAATGGTATTGTATCAACATAGGTTGTTCTTGTTGTATCTCTTGTTTTCTGTTGCCTACTTGCAAAATGTACTACATTCATAAACAACGAAGCAAGAAATACAATCATAAACAACACTACTGCAATATTCTTAAGTTTTCCCATACTTGGTGACGTATTTGATTATTGCATCTACATGCGTTTTAATGATGGCTTGCTTCCCCTTATCGGAATATAGGTAATCAACATCTTCCTTATTGTCTTGGAAGAAATTTTCCGTAAGAACAGCCGGACATTTGGTTTTCACCAAAATGTAGAAGTTCTCTTCCCAATCTGGATCTCCATCCGAATTATCCCTACGGATTTTTTGTCCGGCAAAATTCTGTTCGGCTTCCTCGTATAACATAGTGGCCAATTCATCCGATTTTGTTTTACCTTTTGAAGTATATGCCGACCAACCTCTTGCACTCATCCATTCGCCATTTCCCGCAGCATTGCAATGAATAGAAACAAGCAATACATTTGTTGCCCCATACCGTGCACAAATCTCATTCACACGTCTTGCTCGTTCTGCCAATGGCACATCTACTGTCTCATGCACAATACGCTCTACATCATATCCTTTCGCACGCAAGGCTCGTTCCACAGATTCTGCAATCTCGCGTGCATAAAGGTATTCTCGTAATTTCCCATCAGGAGA